CAGAACTTGGTGGTCTTTTATTAGTGTACTTAAATGGACTTGCTGAACTTTCTGGATATGTAGATTTAGAACCTTTTACTCCTTGATCTAAAAATTCTCCATACTTTTCACTAAGAAAAGAAACTTTATCATCCTTAATAGTGTATTCAATACTTTTGGATAATGCACCAGATTTATTATGCGAACCATACTTGCCACCTTTTTCAAGATTTTCTCTTGATTTTTTAACAACAAACTTTGCATATTTCTCTAATGCTTTTTTAAATTCACTCATTAGCAGTAAGTCATATCATCTTTAGTGCCAGCATCAAAAGTAACCGCCCATCCACAAAGCATATTATCAAAACGTTCTGTAAATGGTTCACAACTTGCTGGATTAATTAGTTCAAATTTATCTCTGTATAAATCACTTTTTTGTAATACTCTCATAACTCTTGTTGCTAATGCTAACTGAGTGTTTAATATATCTTGTCTATTGTCATTACCTCTATATAAATCTGTAACTTGTTCGTTGCTAATATCTACCAAGTCCATAAAAAATATAGTCATATTAAAAGTTACATAGTTGTTGTTTATTGTAGCATTATTTATCATTACGTGTGCTAATGGAAATAAAGATTGTTTTTTTAAATCTATATCTGCTATATCTCCAAATGTAATTTCGTGGTTAAATGGTTCTGCTGTAACAACTTCTTTTATTTTATCTATTATATTATAAAAACTATTCATATTGCTTTCATATAAGTTGGTGTGTGTTCTCCTAAATCTTGTTCAACAAATTCTTCTAAATTATCTATTGCATAATCAAAATCTAAATTTTCTTTTTGTATTAATATATCTAAACAAATCCAGTAATCGTATATTGCTTTTATTGGCTTTCTTACTGTAACACCTAAAAACGCATCTTCAAATCCATCTACAAGGATTATGTGATTATTTTCATTTAATAAATCACGTTCTGTAAGTTCTTCTAATATATCATCTTTTGTCATCTTCTATTTGCTTTTAATATATGTTGTTCTAATTGGTATTTATCTTTTTCAAAGGCCAAGTGCATTAAACAGGTATGGAGTTTTGTTTTGGTGATTTCATCGTATTTAAGAATGTTTCCATTAGTGAGGCCATAGATGGATTGATACCAACCCCATTTTGCAGAGAATCCCGCAGATGCTGTGGTAGATCTACCTCCTCCTGAGTCGCTAAATAATTCAGTATATGATTCTGTAATTCGTTCCTTAAATTGTAAAAAAAAACAAGCGAACCAAAAACTATATCTAATGTTGTGTTTGTCATATCGTATTTATCAGAACTTTCATAGTCCTCAACTAAATACTTTTCTTTTTTACTAAATGTAATTGGTCTAAATAAAACACCTATTGCTTTGTGCATTAATTCCCAATCTGCAAGGTATGTATCTAAATCAACATATTCCCCAAAAGTCATATCATCTAGTTTAGGTATAAATCCAAACTCTTTATTATCTAAAGTAAATCTATTAATGAATTTAGGTTCTTGTTGAAATAGCTTTGTAATGTCCTCGCATATTTGGTTTATATCAGTAGCTTTAATTTGTAAAACACTTTTAAGTGGTATATCACAAAAAATCTCAATCATCTTTTGCTGTAAGAAATTATCCATTTCTTTACCATCTGATATTTTTAGCCACTTTTGGTATTGTTTTAAAGTGACCTCATTTAATGCTTCTGGAATATTAATTGTGATATTCATATCTATAAACGTTTTAATTGGTTAATCGTTATATACGAATGTAATGTTTTTTTTCTTTTCTTTTCTTTTCTTATATTCTCTTATCTTCTCTTTATGCTTAGCGAAAGTGTAGCGAACGCTTAATAAAAGTGATATTCCCCTTGATTTGGATTCTGTAATTGGTAACTAACTGCATAACGTAAAGCATCTATTGCGTGATTCCAGTTATCACAAGGAGTTTGGCTTTTCTTTTCTAACCAAACATAGTTATTAAGTTCCTTAATTAAATCTGTGCTTTCTGGATCTATTATTAAATCGTAATCTTGTAGTAAACTTATACCGTAATTAACGCTTCCTTGTCCTTTAATTGCTGGAACTACACTACCAAATTTATTTAACTCATTTATTAATCTTGGTTCTGCTGAATCTCCTATTATTAAATTATCCTCTGCAAACTTACTATTAAGCTGTCCTATGTCACTTGTAGTTAACTTTGTTTGGTAGAAACATAGCTTTACATATATAATCTTTTTTTCTTTATCTATGCTAGTTTTTACAAGTGTTGAAGGGTCGTTGCTAAATCCATAATCTTGTCCAAATACAGGTTTGCTTATTTCTCTAAATTCTCCTAAACTCCAATTACTAAAAATAACTCCCTCTGCCTTTTCTAACCAAGCACCTTCAATAGTGTGTTTATAGCGTTGAGGTCTACGCTCTTTCATTTCATTAATTCTATTAATATAACTTTGTGAAAGGTGTTCTATATTATCCAAGTATGTAGAATGACAGTAAGTTGTTTCTCCTTTAATTCCAGAGTAACCAGCTTGCACTCCAGAATTCTCATAAAACCTTTGGTAAATCCAATGTTCTTTAGTTGAGGGGTTCATTACCATTACAACTCTATTTCTTGCTCCCTTCTGTCTTACTGAAAAATCTATTTTATCAAATACATCTTCATCAACCATTTCTTCAGCTTCATCTATTATCCAAGTTGTTATACCTTGTAAAGATTTAAGGTTAGCTGTCTGATCTCCAGAGCTTGTTTTAATACCTCTAAATAAGATCTTACTACCAGTTTCAAGGTTAGTTATTTCATTGCTTGTTATATGAAATAAATGCTCCCATTCCATTAATTCTATCTTTTCCTTAAACTCTGGTATAATAGAAATAGATGCAGACCTTAATGTATATCTTGTAAATAATATCTTATGCTGACATTTATTATCAAAAGAAAGTACAAGAGTATTTAAAGCAACTGCAAAAGATTTTCCAGAACCTCTACCACCAGTTAATAAATAGTATCTTGTATTGTTAGGAAATATATTAAATTTCTCATTTAGCATTATTGCTTAGTTTCTTCATCATTTCATCAAAGTCAAAACCAGTATTATTAGTGTTAATGTCAACAGTATCTTTTGCTGTTCCGTAACCAGAATCCATTAGTGCTTTATAAGCTGCTACATCACCTTCCATAGCTTTTCGTATTAATGCTAGTGTAATAATATCTTCTTGTGTTAAAATTTCATCTTTTCCAGTCAAAGGATTTTTACCTTTTCTTTCTGTTTCTAACCATCTTCTTGCTATTGTACTTCTGTTTAATGATCCCTTTGGTCTTCCAGATGGATTACCAGATTCTCCTTTTTTAAAAGGTTTTAAATTTTCTTCGTTTGCCATTCTATTTGTTTTTATTATAAAATTCTTTTAATCTTTTGCTTTTAATATCGTTTACTTTAGTTAGTTTAATATTATGCTTTTTGTTTTTTATTTTATCCCAATCAATGTCTGTTCTTCTAACCAATGAATGTTTAAAATGTTTTTTCCAGTTTACGTAATGATGAGGTCTGTTAAATCGTATTTTAGTTTCTGCATATTGTGGCCATATTTCTTCCAAAGATCTGGCTTTTAATATCTTCTTTTCGTATGCGTTGCCTTTATACAGCTCATCTTGATTACCACCTTTCATCTTTACAACTGTACTTATTTTTTCAACTACAAAAGCATTAAACAAAACTGTGCATAATTTATTATGTAATACTTGTAAACATAGATCTACATCTTCGTTATATTTTAACCTCCATCTATAAGGCACATTATTTTTTATTAACATAGCACTATATGCGTGTACATTAATGTAAAATGGTTTTTTATCTGAGGAGCTTGGAACTACAAAATTAACATAATTAAATGCAGTTATTCCTATATTCTCATATCTGTCTGTAAAATCTTCCAGTATCTGTATTGCTTTTAAAGAATTACAAGGGATTTTATTACCCTTAAAAACTCTACGTACTCTTGCTATATTATCATCAAAACACCAATGCCTTTCGTGTCCATTTTTAATACTATCTTCCCAAGCATAGTTTCTTGCTGGGTAACTACCTTTACCTAAATTAGAAAATGGTAATTTTACAACATATTCTTTTCCTATTGAGTTACAATAATTATCGTACTCTTGTGGTTCAACTAAGATCTTAAAGTTAACACCATCTTCAATAAAGAATTTAGCAGTCATAGGATTTTCCCACCTACCTTTAGAAACTATGTAAATTGGGTATTTAGTCATCTAACATAAGATGCGTGACAATCCCAACCGTTCTCAAACTTTGGCTCGTGTAATGCTTTAAATCCAGCTTTCTTAATGTCATTCATTATTCTTACTGCATTACTTATCCAATCAGTTTTTGTTATTGGGTGAAATTCTATTATTATTGCTCGAAGCTGGGGTTGTATTATGTTATATTCGTACTCTGCGCCTTCTACATCAATTTTAACCACGTTAGCATCTTGCAAAGCATCTTCATATCTAATTGCAGGAACTTCAACAACTCCTGCTTTACGATGTGATTTTGTTATGCTATTTGTTACACCTATACCACTACTTGTAAATAGATTAACCGATTTCATAGTTTTTCCAGTAACTGCTTTTTGAAAAACTTGCATATTGTCTTTTTTGTTTTTTAACAATATATTAAATGTTACAGGTGTAGGTTCATAAGTGTATATTTTTTTTACACCTTGCTTATGTGCATACAAAGAATATTCTCCAACATAACCACCTATATCAGCAACAATGTCATTAGGTCTTAATTTAACAGCCATTGCTTCCGTCATTTTATTAGTAAAAGCATTCTTCGATTCGGGGTTTTTTAATGCTAAATGTCCACCTGTTATTTTAGATTCGATTCTTATAATTTGTTTTTCTTTCATTTTATTTATATTTAAGTGATTTAAGATCTTTTTGTTTGCTGTAAGGGTAATTAGTTGTCCAAGTTTTACCTTTTTGTGCACTATATTGTAATTTGTATTTGTTATTAAAATCTTCCCTATCTTGTTCCGTATCAAACGTAATAATAATTTTAACCACATCTTCCTTTGGTTCAAAATCTGGCATACCTACCCACTCAGAATTTTCATCTCCAGAATTAACCTTATTAACCTCATCATCATAGTTCTTCCAAACATCCATTCCAAAATCTCCTAAGTCCACAGAATCCCATTTATTAGCTATCATATCCCAATCCCATTCTCCAAAACTTACATTATCCTTAATTATAAATTCTCGTTGTTGTTTCACTGTTAATTGATCTGCTTTAATAATGTGCACTTCTTTTAATCCAGCTTCTTGACACGCCTTTAAACGCATATTACCACCCAGCACAAACATATCTTCGTTAACAACTATTGGTCTAATCTCCAACATCTCTGGAAATTCTTTTATTGACTTTACTAACTTATGAAATTTATTGTCCTTTATTACTCTCGGATTGTCTGGATTCCTCTTTACTTTGGTTATTTTTATTTTCTCTGTTTTCATCTTTAAAAAATTTTAATAGTTTCTTTTCAATTATTTTTATTTTCTCTTTCGTATTCATATTCATTAAATAACCTTTTCATTGTTTCTACTAATCCCCTAACACAACTACCACAGCTTGATGTTTCTTTATTAGTTTTAAATACTCTATTATGTATTTTAATTAGTTCTTTTTGTTCTATGCTATTAACTACGTTTTTATTAATACTAAAGAATCCTTTTAAATAGATATATTCATCTTCAGTTAAGCAATCAATATTCTTATAAGGAAACATTTTATTTAACTTTTCTTTTCTCGTATCGCATCCGCAATCTTTTCCAAGTTTATCAAATATCCAATCAGTAGCTTGTTTTATTCCTGTGGCTTTTGTAATCTTTTCTACTGTATCTCCAAGACCTTTACTTTTCATTAATCTTTTTTTTTATTTGCTTAATACAATTATTTATAGTTCTCCATACAACTACGTGTGATATATTAGTTGCTGCGGATAATTTTCTTATACTGTGAAATTTTTTTCTATATAGATTAAATAGCTTTTTATCAAACCAATAAAACTCATTAACAATATCATCTACCATTTGTTCAATATCAACATAGGGTTCTGCATCTGCTTTTATTATGTTTTTAAGGTCTTTATTTATTAGAATATCTTTATCATTTTTAATTGTATCAATAAAAATATTTCGCATCATCTTATATATAAACGCTTTATTTAAAGAATCGTTATACAGTATGTCTTTAATTTTTACTTTACCACTATCTATTTTGCTATGTAAAGCAATATAAAAGTCGTGTAATAAATCTTTTGGTGGTGTCTTACTATTTTTGCTTATTTCTTCAGCCATATTAAGCCAAATCTTTTCATCTCTTACTAAGATGTGCAATATATTATTTACTTCTGTGCTCATCTAGTTCCAGCAATAAATTAACAAAGTCATTATATTGTAATGCTATATAATCCTTTTCAAAGTTTTTAGTAAATACAACTACTGGAGTTTTTAAAGTTCCTCTTGCATCTCCTTCGCTTTGTTCTAATGCTTTCCAGATGTTTAATTTTTCTTGATTCTTACATTCCCAGCTGTACTCAGATAGTATGCCAGATAGTGTCATAATATCTCCTTTAATGGATAACCCTCCAGAGTTTGGAGTTCTTCTTATGTTTGTATTAAATTTCTTAGCAAGATCTTTTGCTATTTTTAGCTCAAATCTTTTACCTTTTTGATTTGCATTTAAACTCATAATATTTCAAAGTGTTTTCTTATTGCTGCTCCTAACTCGTAATTGTTAGGGTGTATATGACACAGATAATTAACAGCATTGCGCACATAAGTATCAGAGATAATATCCTCCAAGTCCGATTGCTCATATTTTTTTTTATTCTTCAATGTGTTTTACATATATATTTGTTAATAAACATCCAGCAATAAATGTTACAATATGCGATACTAAAAGCCAAGTAATTATTTCAGTCATAATATTTTTTTTACTCTTTGTTTTAGTAAAGCAGTTTCTTTATATGCTTTAATATTTTGTAATTTTATAGAAATTATTTCACTTTTCAAAGTTTCTATGTAACTTTCTTGCTTAAACATAACGTTTAAAGCTAAATACAAGCTCTTTAAAGAACTTTCTGCTTCTTTTGGTATGTTATTATTACCATACTTATTTTCAATCTTTAGGATTAATATTTCTATTTGATTTTTTGCGTGTATAAATTCTATGTCATTCATCTTTTTAAATCCATTGTATATAGTAACTCATCTCCAAGTTTATTGTCTATTGATTTTATAGTTCTATATATGTTAATACTTTTCTTTTTTACTTCTTCCTTTTCTCCTTTAGTTGAATCTGTACCTAGATGCGCATATAATGAGCAATCTATTCTTAATAATTCATCTATTTTTTGTTTATCAGTCCAACTTGTAAACTGTATAAACTTTTCTATGTCTGTATATTTGTAATTCATAATTTTTGTTTTTTTGGGTTTCCCCCTCCTTTACTATTTTTTTTATGTATTCCGAGCAACCTATTTAAATGCCTTGTTTCTTTATTATTTAAATTTTCTAAACCTACTGGATTACTTATTAAAGATTCTTGTTGATAGTGTTTTGAAATGTCTCTTATAGCTAATAATGTAACAGTATTTTCCCAATATTTCATATTTTTTGTTTTAAAACATTGTTACCACCAATTGTAAAACCTAATCCACCATTGTAATCAAATCTTAGTGGCTCTGCGAGGTTGGTAGGTTTACCTCCAGTTTCTTTGTCTTTAATTTTATAAATATATACTTCTGATTGCATCCATAATTCTTTATGAGCTACTAACCTATGTAAACAAAGAAAGTTATCTACCCTATTTGGAAACACTTGTCCACCTTCGCAATCTGCTTTTCTTGGTGCTTGTATATGCCCATTTAATGGGTGATCTGGTGGGTAAACCCTTCTTGCTGCTTCTGTTTGTGGGTGTATTGAAATATAAATTGTTTTCTTAGTTCTATTGCAAAACTCTCTTACATCGTTACATATCTGATAATTTCTGTCAAACTGTGCTACTCTACGATTATGATTTAATCCAGTAAATGGATCTATAAAACCACCATCACATTCTGTTTCTTCGAAGATCTTTAATAATTGTTTATGGTCGTATAATTTTCTATTGTCTATAAAATAAAAGTATTTATTAATAATATTATGATAATTTTCTATTTCGCTTTTCTTTAGTTCTTTAAGATTAGTGCCAACCCAAAACTGAATAATATCTCTTTTAAGTTGACCAACTTTATTTTCTCCAGACCAAATACACCATTTTTTTTCGTACTTTTTACTAAGTGCAGTTAAATACCATATTATCCAGTTTGTCTTACCTACATTATCTAAA